CACTTCAGAGAATGTTGCTTCGTGATTTCTACAAGAAAGAGAATGCAACTTTCTTCTCTGCTGTTTCTGCTGCTGCAACTGGTTCTACTACTACCTCTGCTTCTGTTGATGCTGAGCAGTTAGTTGACTGGATTGCTAACCAATTGGATGCAAACTTTGAAGCATCTTTCGCTTTGGTATCTTATGCTCAATGGGCTGACTTACTTAAGACTAAGCCTGCTGACTACTCTGTACCTGGTGGATTTGTAATCGATGCTAATGGTAATGTTCGTATCGCTGGAGTACCTGTAATCGGTGCATCTTGGGTTACTAATGACAAAGCCTTAATCATTGATGCTAACTACCTTGAGCGTGTTGAGACTGAAGGATTGCGTGTTGAGTTTTCTTACGAGGACAGCGACAACTTCCAAAAGAACTTGGTAACTGCTCGTGTTGAGTGTTTTGAGGACATCAACATTATGAGAACAGATGCAATCATCTACGGATCATTCTAATTAGTGCTGTGGTTTGATGTGGTGATAGGGGTCGGGTTTCGGCCCACCCCTTTTTTTAAATAATATCTATGTTATACAATTTACTGATAGATTGGAATGTGGTGGATGATGGGAGTGCTGCCAATGAGACATTTGGTTTGCAGTCTGCATTTTATGACACTACTCCAGACTCTTATACAGAGACAATCTCTGCATTGATAGGAGTTACTATAAAGGCATTATTTAGAGAATCAGACCCATACGAGAGAGTGAGTTCTAATCCTTCGGGAAAAGAGTATGCCTTTAATGCAGCCACAGGAGTATTGACATTTGACCCTAACATTACCTTTAACCCTAATGAGAAACTTTTTATAGTTTACACATCAGGAACTGAAACTACTATTGATGATGTGGTGACAGTTACTGAGATGAAAAATTATTTAAGATTAGAGGGTTTTATTGACCAATCAGAAAGTATCTCATCTGAGTTTAATGATGATGACAATATCATTGAGGAGTTAATCGTATCAGCAAGGGAAAGACTAGAGGAGTACACAGGATTATCATTTGTGCCTAAGACTATTGAGATTGAGTTTACTAATCTTGCAGGAGGATTTGAAATTCCTTTCGGTCCTGTAACTACAATATTATATTTAAGGGATTCAGAGGGTGATTCAATAAGCACAGATGACTTTGAGGTATCTTTGAATGGCAGGATATTAAAAGACCCTAAGTGGCAGAATATGACTATGCAATATGAGTGTGGTTATAGTGTTTTACCTAAAGGTCTTAAGGAGGCTGTAATGAAAGAGGTAGCTTATAGATATATTAACAGAGGTGATGAGAATGTGGATGGATTAAGCAGAGAGGCAATGGTTTTAGCTTCTAAGTATAAAACAGCAAACTGGATAGGATGATAGGCAACACCAAACCAATCAAGTTGCTAAAGTACACCACTACAATAGATGCTAATGGTGATGCAACTGAGACTGTGGCCACTACCTACAAAATGTGGGCTGAGGTGACAGATGATGGTGGTGGTAGGTCCCAAGCTGATGGAAAGACCAACTTAGGGGATAGTAAAGTTTTTAAGATTAACTTTAGAAACTATAATATCACTCCTGAGTACAAGATTGAATACTTCGGGCAGACTTATGCTATAAGTAATGCCAAGAGGGTAAATGAGCAAAGGTTTAATTGGGAGATATCCGCATTTTCAATATTTGAGCTTGATTAAAGCAAATGTCATAGGATTGGATCAGTTAAAAACAAGAATCCAAAATGCTACTAAAGAAACTCAGACTCTTGTGGATGCAGAGTTAGAGGCAGCAGCTATGAACTTTGTAGGATTGGCTAAGAAAGATTTGGCAAGTCAGGGAGGTGATAGAGGAACTTTATTAAGGTCTATTACTTACAGTAAAAAGGCTGACTTACAATATACGGTTAGTGCCAATGTCTTTTATGCTCCATTTATTGAATTTGGAACAAAGAGTAAGTTCAACCCTTATCCTGGGACTGAGGAGTTCGCAAGTCAGTACAAGGGTGCAAAAGGGAGTGGAGCTTTGAAGTTGATTGATGCTATTAAGGGGTGGGTAAAGAGAAAGAGAATAGCCACAGGCAAAGAGGTTGACAGAGTAGCCTTTTTAATAGCAAGAAGTATTTATAAGAATGGTATAAGTCCTAAGCCATTCTTTTTTAAACAAATCACACCGGTTAGGAATAACTTGGTGCAAAATGTAACAAGGGTATTAGATGGCATATAAAAATGCACTATATCAAATTAAGACCGAGTGGTATCAGACCTTAAATGGTCAGCTATCGGTTAATGTTTATAAGGATGCTGTACCCATTACAGAAACAGGCAACTTTGTCTTATTAAGAGCTGAGGGTTCTACAGACAGAGAATTAAATAATTCGGCTTTCTTTAGGTCTGCTATACTTGTGGTAGAGATATTTACCCAATTTCCTACAATCGCAAATAGCAAGACTGCTTATGACATAGCCCAAGAGATTGATGACTTAGTAATGCTAAGTCCTAACTCTTATGGCATAACCTTAACAGACTTTCAAATCACTCAATTGACTGTACAATCAGAGACAGAGCTTTATGAGGATGATGGGGCTGTAAAGGTGTTTAGGGTAGTAAAAAGATACGAACACATTATAAATCAAAATTAAATACAAACAAAATGGCAGATGCTACAACAATCTCAGGAAGTGTGATGTTCATTGAATATTCTGACACTCCGAGTGGTGCAAAAAAGTCGGCTGTTTGCCAAAGTGAGGGATCATTTGATGGCAGCCGCAATGTGGTTAGTGATGAAACTAACTGTGGAACTTTGAAAGTATTAGGACCTCAAAACAACCGCTTTACACTTAATGCAGTTGTTGACACAGTACCTGATGCTAACGAGGCTTCTTACAATGATTTCCAAACTTTGTATGCCAACAACACTAAAAAGTATTGGCACTTGACTGATTCAGCAGAGACTATCTACCACGGTGGTTATGGCTGGATTTCAGCACTTGGTCAGCAGAACACAAGCGGTCAGACTGCTAAGTTCACTATGACTATTGAGATTGAGGGAGACATTGATACTGAACCTGCAAGTTAATCACTATGAAAACAATCACACACAGCATAGGTGGTAAGGATAGAATATTGGATGTAGGCAAGATGTGGTTTTCCAAGTTTTATGGGGAGGCCACTTCTTCCGATCCATTACTAATGTCTGAGCTGCTTAGTAAACCAAACAAGCAATTTGACTTTATCTGTGGCCTTGTCTATGGTGGTATTAACTGCCATAACAAAGTAACTTACAACTCAGAATTTGTAACCATTGAACAGGTGCAAGATTGGGTAGGTAGTATGGATGAGACAGAGGCAGCAGAGTTAATTAATAAGTTTGTAGAGGTTAACAAACCGAAAGAGCAGGGGGAAAAGTAAGCCCAGGCAAAAGCCTGACCTGGGATGAGATGAGGTCGGAAGCATTTGGACAAATAGGCCTACTTCCGCATCAGTTTTATGACTTAGAGGCAGATGAGTATATACTCTTACGGAAAGGGTATATTGAGAAGATAAAGAATGAGTCATATTTGTTAAGGTTTCAGACTGCACTCATTTGTGAGGCATTTATAGGCAAAGGAAATGGGGCAAGATTTGTGATGGATAGTTGGCAGCTTGAAGAAAAGTCAGAGCTAAACCAAGAGCAAATCAGGTCCTTATTGAAAGCTAAGAGGGAGAAGGAAGCCCTTAAAAGAATAAAAAAGAATGGCTGAAGGCTTACAGATACAAATAGGGGCAAATGTCAGTAGTGCAGTACAAGGACTCAATCAAGTACAAACTGAACTTAATCAGACTGAGAAAGACTTAGTAGGATTAGGCAATTCAGTTGATAAGGCAGCCGCTAAACTTAGAAGCCTACCTAATGCAACAGGACAAGCTACTTCAACCCTTACTAACTTTAGCCGAGTGGTGCAAGATGCTCCATTTGGCCTTATTGGTATTGCCAACAACATTGATCCTTTAGTCACTTCCTTTAATCAGTTAAAATCTACCACAGGCTCTACAGGAGGTGCATTAAAAGCCTTAATTGGTCAGTTAGCCGGACCTGCTGGTATTGCCTTAGCTATTTCTACAACTACATCTTTACTGATTGCCTTTGGTGATAGATTATTCAAGTCAGGAGGTGCAGCTAAAGAATTAGCAGAGCAAAGTAAAAAGGTTGCTGAGGCACAACAAGCTATAGTCCAAAACTTAGGGCAAGAAAGAGCAGAGGTTGACAAACTCATCATTCTTTTAAAATCAGAGAACACAACAAGAGGGCAAAAAGAGACAATCCTAAACAAACTCAAACAAATAAACCCTCAGTATTTTGGGGACCTAAAGAATGAGGCTGGATTAGTTGATAATTTAACAATTGCTTACAGAAAATATACAGCAAGCCTTGTAGCAAGGTCAGAGGTAGCAGCACTCACTAAAGAGTTAGAAGGTATTAGTGCAGAGATACTCAAATTAGAGAAAGCTGGTGCAACTACTGAGGTTATTGACTTAGGATTACAAAGAGGCTTAGATGGTCGCTTACAGACAACAAAACTTTTAACTAAGGAGCAACAGGCTCAGTTAAATCTTAACACACAATTATCGGCACAAGAAAGGGAAAGACAGAGAATCCTTGATCTAATAGCTAAAAAAGAGGCAGCCTTAGTAGATGATATAAAGATATCAGTAAAAGAGGCAAAAGTAGAACCTCAGAAAGTAAAACTATCATTACCCACTATCACAACAATTGGGGATAATGAGATTGAGATACCACCTATAGAACAAGAGGTGGTAGTGCCTTTAAAGAATGTGCAGTTTGACTTTTATGATATAGATAAAAGCAGACAATTAGGACAAATTAGGGCGCAGTTTGAGGCTTTAGGATTACAGATACCACCTATCAACTTACAAGCCATAATCCAAAACCCTGACATTTTAAATCAATTAAATGAGCAGTTGGATGTGGCATTTCAAAAGTTTAATCAAGTGTCATCTCTTGTGGGAGGTACATTTGCTGCTGCCTTTGATAGTTTGTTTAGTTCAATAGAAAAGGGTGGGGATGCAATTGGTGGTTTCTTTGATGGACTTGCACAAGGGATACAACAATTAGTGCAAGCCTTGATACAGACTGCTGCAATAGCAGGATTAGTGTCCTTAATTACAGGCACACCTTTTAGTACAAGTTTTAAGTTATTATCAGGTATCACTTTGCCAGGAAGGGCAAATGGAGGTCCTGTTAGTGGAAATACACCATATTTAGTAGGGGAAAGAGGACCTGAGTTGTTTGTGCCTGCTGTTAGTGGTGGAATAATTCCTAACAATTCAGTAGGCTCTTTTATGAGTGGTAGAATGGGTGATAGTGGTAGAGGAACAACACTCAGAGGTCAAGATATTATTTTGGCATATGCCCGAACACAAAGAAGTCAATTAAGAGTTAATGGCTAATTACTACAAAGGAAGTTTTGTCAATACTCAGGTTGATTACACGGACAATAGTCCGAATGAGCAAACCTTTTATCTAAAGATTACTGACACCACTCAAAATGATGGCTCAGAGGTAACTTTAGAGATGGCTGATGCTCCTATTGTCTTACAAACAGTAGATAACTCAGAAGATAAGTTTACAACCATTAAAAGTAAGAGTTGCACAATAAGGGTATTTACTGATGATATAGTAAATGCTATGACTTTTGCTGGAGGTGGAGATACACAATATAAAGTAGAGGTTGCTGTAAATAGTGAGTCAGATATTATCTACACAGGATGGCTTTCTTTATCTGATTTAGGTCAGACATTCCAACCTGATCCTAATGTCTTACAACTAACTGCAACAGATGGGATTGCTTTTTTACAAAGTGTTCCATTAAGTGACAATGAGGGTAGGTACTTACAAGGTCCACATCCTTTAATAAAATACATAGCTTGGGCATTACAAAAGACAGGCTTAAACTTAGATATTTGGGTGCAGATGAATCTTTTAGAAGTATCTGCTATTTATGACTATCCTGAGTATCATTTTTACAATACAGTATTTTTAGATGCTCAGACTTTTGAGGCAGACTTAGGTGAGTTAGAGGATTCCTATACTGTCTTAAAGAAAATATTAGGGGAGTTCTGTGAGTTAAGCCAACAAAAGAATAAATGGTTTATTAAATCTATAGATGAAGCTAACTATGCTCAGTTTAGGATTTGCCGCTTTGATTCTGATGGTGAGCCTGTAGATTACATAACTGAGCTTTATGCTAAGGACATTGGTGCTGATAGTCAGTATTACACTATGGCCTTTATGAATGATGATGCAAGGCTATCATTACAAAGACCTTATAAGTCTGTCATTCATAAGTTTGACTACAACTATCCTTCAGAGATTGTCCAAAATATAGACTTTGAAAGGGGAACTGCTACAACTGAGCCTGATCCTACACTACCAACAAGCACAGGAATATATACTCCACAAGGGTGGACTTTGGCAAGGGCTGGTGATGGCACAAGTGGGATATGGTTAGACCTTTACAAGCAAGCAGGGGCAAGAGGTGAGATAATCAAGGAGTTTGAGTATGGCTATGAGAAAGACCGCTATATGGTGGTTGAACACGAAGATGTAGCCGGAACTGACTATATCCATTATGTTAAGTCAACTCCATTCTATGTCCAAAAAGGAGATAGATTAAGTGTGTCA